ATCGGGTGCTGTGTGGGGACTCAACGAAGGCGGAAGATGTGAAGCGGTTGATGGGTGGGAAAAAGGCAGATTCTGTTTTAACAGACCCGCCCTACGGCATTGGTAAGCTAATGCAGGGCGGAACGTGGGCAAAAAAAAATGATGCTCAGTTTTCGGTTATGAGAGAATGGGACGCAACAACATCGCAAAAGTTTTTCGATATGATTGATTTGCTAAAAGTTCCAAGCGTGGTTTGGGGCGGCAATTATTTTGCTACGCCAGCATCAAGATGTTGGTTGATTTGGAATAAACCAGAAATGCCAAGCATGGCATCCGCAGAGCTTGCATGGACCAATATAAACGGAAACGCCAAAAGCATCACTTGTTCACGAACCCACCAATTAGAAGAAAAACATCACGCTACACAAAAGCCAGTAAAGGTAATGTCGTGGTGCTTTGAATTTATTCCAAAAGGATTGACCTACGACCCGTTTTTAGGCTCAGGCACCACCCTAATAGCGGCGGAACAATTGGGCCGCAAATGTTACGGTATGGAAATCAGCCCAGCCTATTGCGATGTTATAATCAAGCGGTGGGAGACGCTGACAGGGAAAAAGGCAGTCTTGAGTAAATAAGCATTATGGGGGGAGTGGGTTGTAGTAAGTTGGGGAAGTTGGCTATTATGAGTGCTAGGCTTAAACAATCAGAAGTGTTTACCGCCTTGACAGCGTGCACCGGAAACGTGGCCGCGGCAGCGGTTCGCCTTGGGTGCTCACGGCATGGGCTTAACTTGTTTCTTGAACGCCACCCGCGGTTGTTGCAGCTATGCAAAGACTTCCGCGAAAGCATGGTTGACCACGCAGAAAGCCAGTTTAACCGAGCCATCTTGAACGGCGCCCCGTGGGCGGTGGCCATGGCGCTTAAGACTATCGGCAAGCGCCGCGGGTATGTTGAACGGCAGGAAGTCGAGCAAGAGACCCGGGTGACGATATCGCAACCCGCGGAGGAACTAACCGATGAGCAGCTGGCCAGGATCGCAGCCCGCGCCAGTGGCGCCACCGGCAGCGGCGGCGGAGCTTCTACGCCGGAGGCAGGCCCGGCGGAACCTGGTTGAATTTGCCCGGTACACGATGCCGGAATATCAGCCGGCATGGTACCACCACCTCATTGGAGAGCGGATCGCCGGCATGATCACCGGGCAGGCCCGGCGCCTTATCGTCAGCCTACCGCCTCGGCACGGGAAGTCGGAGCTAATCAGCCGGCGCCTTCCCGCCTTCTTGCTCGGGATCAATCCAGACGCTTCCATCATCGCGGCAAGCTACAGCGCGGACCTTGCGAGCCGGAACAACCGAGACGTCCAGCGCGTGATGGACACCGCGGCATATCAACGCCTGTTTCCCGAGACGCGCCTAAACGACGGCGGCAACCGAACCGTTTCGGGAAGCTGGCTCCGGAATTCTGACCTGTTCGAGATTGTGGGCCGGCGTGGCGTATACCGAAGCGCCGGCGTCGGCGGCGGTATCACCGGCATGGGTGGAAGTTGGCTTATTGTCGATGACCCCGTGAAGAACCGCGAGGAAGCCGACAGCGCTTCTTATCGACAGAGCACATGGGATTGGTACACGAGCACGCTATCGACACGGCAGGAAGCCGATGCCCGAATCCTGGTAGTCATGACCCGGTGGCACACCGAGGACCTGGCGGGCAAGCTATTGGCGCTGGCGCAAGCGGAAGCCGGCGCCGACCAGTGGGACCTAATCAACCTCCCGGCTATCGCGCCGGCGGAACCGGCACCGTATGACCTGCGGGCCCACGGGCAGGCATTGTGGCCGGAACGGTTTGACCTTCCGGACCTTGAACGGATGAAAGCTTCAATCGGCGACTACCAGTGGAGCGCGCTATACCAACAGCAACCGCGGAGCGGCGGCGGCACCGAATGGCCCGAGGATTACTTCGGCAAGGGGATCTGGTTTGACGATTGGCCCAACACCATCACGGCACGCACCATAGCGGTGGACCCGTCCAAGGGCCGGGACGGCAGGCAGGGCGACTATTCAGCAATCGTAATGCTTGGCCGAGATCGCGACGGCACCCTATACGTGGAAGCGGACCTTGCGCGCCGGACTTCGGAAGCAATCATCGACGCCACCCTAGAACACCAGCGAACCTTCCAAGCCACCGCGGTAGTGGTGGAAGCAAACCAGTTTCAAGAGCTGCTAGCGGTGCAACTATCGGAACGGGCCCGAGCCGCGGGTATGCCCATCCCGGTAGTGCCCCTTCACAACAGCGTAAACAAGCTTGTTCGCATTCGGCGCCTTGGCCCCTACCTCGGGCAAGGGACCATACGCTTCAAGTCGGCAAGCCCCGGCACGAAGCTTCTGGTGGACCAACTGCGAGACTTCCCCACCGCAGACCATGACGACGGGCCCGATAGTCTAGAGATGGCGCTTCGTGTTATGATCGAACAATTCAACGGCAGGCAATCGGCGGCGCCGGTGCGGAGGTTACGCGCATGACACTATGGGAACGCATCACCGGCAAGCAGCCACAACCCGCGGCGCCAAGCCCCCGCCAGGTTCGCGAAAACCTTGAGGAAGAGTTAAAGATCAGCCGGCTAAAACGCGCCAAGACGTTACAGGAAAGCTACGCCGGCTCCGATTATTGGCTCACCGCATACAGCGACATCTTGGCCCGGTATCGCGACGGTGGAATGCTTTCCTATCCGATTAGCCAACCCACCGACAGAAGGTACGGTAGCAACTTCCCCTTCTGGTATTCGGAGCAACAGCTTAGCCTGATTCGGGCCCAGGCCCGAATGTTGACCACGATGAACCCCAACGCGCAAGGCCTGCTAAACGGCCTTACGTCTTATGTCATCGGCACCGGCTATACGTACAAGGCCCAGCCGCGGAAGGGAGTAGACATTGACCAGAGTACCATGGACCGGGTGCAGCGCATCATCGACGAATTCTGCGAGCGGAACGCATGGTCGGAAATGGAGCAAGAAATCTTCCAGCGAAGCCGCGAGGATGGCGAAGCCTTTATCCGATTGTTCTACCAAGAAAACGGCAGGCTTAACATCCGCACCATCGAACCGGAGCAGATATTCCAACCGCCGGGGCATGAACTGGCAGATTGGGCCTACGGCATCAAAACAGACCTAGACGACGTATTCAACGTGCGGGCTTATTACGTTCACTACCTGGCGCCGGGTGGCAAGGAAGATGCCCGCGACGGCATCGGCGAAGAGGTACCATCAGAAGACGTGGTACACATCAAGTGCAATGTAAAAAGAGCCATCAAGCGCGGGCTATCGGACTTCAGCTACGAAACCCTTGACGCCTTCATGGTGGCGGCGAAATTGCGCCAGAACCTTGGCGAAGGCGCCGCGGTGCAAGCGGCCATCGCGGGCATTCGCCAACACGACAACAATACCGTGGGACAGGTGGAGACCTTCAACGCCGGCATGACAGACTACAGCACATTCTCCCCGGTGACGCAGAAGGAGACCGATTACCAAACATTGCAGAGCGGTTCATTCTTGGACATCCCGAAGGGCATGAACTACGTACAGCCACCCGGGGCGGCGAATTCAACCGCGCACCTCGAGATATTCCAAAGCTTGTTACGTTCAGCCGGCAACCGTCACAACGCGCCGGAATGGCTTGTCAGCGCAGACGCAAGCAACAACAATTATTCAAGCAGCCTTACCGCGGAGAGCCCGTTCCTAAGGAATTGCCTTCGCCTGCAAAGCTTTTACAAGCGGCCCTTCCTTCGAGTCATCACTGCGGCCATTAAAAACGCGGCCATGGCGGGGCGCCTTCCCGGCAACATCTGCGAACTGATTGACCTTAGCGCAACACCGCCGAGCCTTGAAACCCGCGACAAGAACGCAGAAGCAGCGGCGAACCAGATCTACGCCACCATGGGGGTAAAGTCGGTGCCGACCATTGCCCACGAACTAGGCTTGGATTGGGAAACCGAGCTTGCCAACCAACAGGAATACCAGCAGGAATCGGGAGCAGCCGGCGCCTTGCCGACGGACCCGGCAAGCCTCGGGCCTGATGACGAGCAAGGCGTGACGGAAGCCGCCGGCGGCAAATACGACCACATAGATTTTACCCCGCCACAGGGTGCACGGGAGGCAGCCAAGCGAGCCTTGGAAGTGCGCCAAGAAAAGCCAGCCAGCCAAAGGGGCATGACGCCGGTAGGCATCGCCAGAGCGCGGGACCTGAGCAACGGCGCCAAGCTTTCACCGGAGACAGTCCGGCGGATGAAAGCATATTTTGATCGCCATGAGTCCGACAAATCAGGCGAGACTTGGGACGAACAAGGCAAGGGCTGGCAGGCGTGGATGGGGTGGGGAGGTGACCCCGGCTATGCTTGGGCGCGGAAAGTGGTTAAGCAGCTTGAAGCCGCGGATGGAGCAACCGAAGGACAGCGCCCCCGGTGGCAGGTTTAACCAGTGGGCAGCGTATTCAACAGTCGCATGGCGGCACGGGTGGGCGTCAATCAGGCGCGCACCCTGGCGCATGCCGATGAAGTCGCCGACGGCATCGACGCCAAGGTAGTGCGACTATGGAAGCGCGCCTTGCGCCTGATCGCATTGAAGCCCCTTCCGGTGGATGCGCGCACCCAGTTGGGGGCGATCCTGCGCGAGATTCAAACGCTCACCGTTAAGGGGCTGGACAAGGGCCTTCGGCAGATTGCTAAACGGGCCCACACCGCGGCACGGGAGGAAGTTTTAGCCGAAGCCCCGCGGGCAGTCATCGCCACCGCCCTGACCCTGGCAGCGCCGGAAAGGCCTGACCTCACCGAAGCCCGGCGCCTAAATCCAGAACAACGGGCCCAAGTCGAAGCGCAACTATTCCCCGCCCTTGACCATGACGAAACCACCGCAATCATCACGCGCCCAACCAACGGCCTGACCTGGCAGGCCCGCATCGCGGCCCAAAGCGCCTTGGCGCCACCCGAGCAATTGGCCAGCATCGTGATCCAAGGAATCAGCCAAGGCCAAACAATCCAAGCAATGGCGCGGACTATGCTGCCCGCGGTGCAGGGTGTCAGAACATCGGCGCGGCGGGTGGCACGAACCGAGGGAATGCGGGTGGCGCACGAAGCCCGGATGGATTGCTACAGCGGCCTTGGGGACCTGGTGGCAGGCTACCAGATTCATGCCACCATGGACTGGCGGGTAAGGCCCCACCACGCGGCAAGGAACGGAACGGTTTACTATGTGCGGCCCAAGCCGGGGCAGCAATCTACAACGCATATGCCGCGGCCCCCTCTTGAAGAGGACGGCACGGTGGCGCACAATTGCCGGTGCTATCTTACGCCGGTATTGGACGTGGACCCCGACATTGAAAACAACCCCGCGGCGCGGGCCCTGTTCACCGACAACGACCACAAGCTAGTTCAGGACCCCAACGTCTATTCGGATTGGTTTGCCAACGCCAGTGACCAAGAGCGGCGGTGGGCAGTCGGGGCGCGGCGCCTATCGGCAATCGCGGCAGGCCTTCCAGCCGGGCAGGCGCCGACGTGGGCGCATTTCATCGACCCGACCACCGGGCAGCTTCTGCAATTGGAGCGCCTCACCGGCGAAACCCCGGCACGGCGTGAGGCCCGGATGGCGCGCGTGGCGGAAGTCCTGGCGGAGCGGGAACGACTGGCCCGGCAGGTACAACGGTTTGGATACTTGACCGCGGAGGACGGCGGCGAACCGTTACCGGTGCAAGACCTCACCCCGCCGGCGCCCCACCCGTACACGTCACCGGAAAGCCCAACGCCGGAAGCGCCAGAGCCCTTGCCACTACCGGCGCCGGTGGAGCAAGACAGGATTGACGCCGAGCAAGAGAAGTTCAGCCGCGAGGCAGGCAAGGGCGAAGCTTTCCGCGGCGAGGCAGTCAAGGCCGACCCGACGGAGTACATCCCCTTCCGATGGGAGGCGACTAGGTTCCCGTTCAAGCTTGAAGGACCCACCGGCGTGGCAGTATCGCATGAGGTTTACAAGCCTGTTTTGCGACCCGGCGGGAAGCTTGAGAAGGACTCAGATTCATCATTGAAAAGAGAATGGCAAGAGCTCATGGAGAAAGACAAGCTCACCATGGCGGACCTTCAGTACGCCGAAGAAAAAACAACGCTCACGGCATCTCCAGACGGCACCCGGGTTCTATTGGCAACACCGGAACAGGCAGCCAAGGCCATGGGGTTAAAGCCTGCAAAGGTGCGCGAGTATGACCAGATTGCCGCGGCAACGTGGCGCATTCAATTTGGCAAAGAGATCTTGGCATCATGGCAAGAGAAGGCGGACCAAGCCGAAGAAATTTGGCGCCAGACTCGAGAGATGGAAGGCCCACCGCCAACACGACACCCCGAAGGAGACCAAGGCAATAACCGAGCGTGGGTGGTTGATGGAATTGTTTTCCGCGTGTACGACGAATCCGAACAGCCGAAATTGACCCGCGGTGTGAAGACGGCAGCGCTCAGCCTATGGCGCGATAAGCAAGCCGAAACACTGCGATGGGCGGTAAACATACCGATTGACCACCGGGCCTGGAAGAAAGAAATCAAAGCCGTGGCGGATCAGGTGGAGAGCCTAGAAAAGAAACTGCGCGGGAAGGTGGACCGATTTGGCGCGGCGCTTGACGTGATGACGCCGACAGGCCCACAAGTGACGGCGCCGGCGCCACCACCGCCACAAGTAAACGTGGTACGGGGCGAAGCCGAGCCAATGCCAGACGGCGCCGACGATATAGCGATGGACAGGTACGGCGAGGTTGTCAACCTGGCGCAACGAGCATTTGGCAAGGGAGCCAAAAGCTTGCCATTGTTCAACGCGCTAGGAGAGCTTAGCGGCGAACAAATGGCCAAGGTGGCGCTACACGTAGGCATCGACCCGGCAACGCTTCCCGAGGTTTTGGTAGGCACCGGCAAGCGCCGAGACTATTTATATGCGCAGATTATTAAGCGCCAATCAGTTGAAAAAATGATTGACGTTGAAGCCATTGCCAGCGGTGTGGACCCGGTGGCGCTCCAAGCCTTTGCCGAACAGGGCTGGAAACATGAGATGGAGCGCTACAACGCCGAGAAGGAAGTCATGGCGGAGATGCGCAAAAACTGGAAATTCTATTCTCGGGAATTCGACCCCAAAACCGGCAAGAAAGAGTCGCGGCCTTGGCCGGCGCGCAATTCGCCGGTGTGGGATGATCACACCAACTTCCCGTTTTACGATGAAATCGTCCAGACTATGCGCACGGGGTATGAATGGTCTGGTTTGTTGTTTGGCAACCCGGAAGAAGATTTATCAGCGGCGGCGGGTGAAAACGTTAAGTCATCGGACCCGAATTACGTTTTGTGGGACATCCTGATGAGGAGTCAGGCCGGAGAAATCAAGAAGCCCGACAAGCTCAGCTTCTTCAAAGATCAAATCTATTTAGTGCGAGACGATCCAAGCTTCGCCTACGATCCCGAGCGCCCCGTGGTTCCTGTTTCAACCGAGCCGTTCAATTGGGACGATGACGCGCCAGCGCCGGCAGAACCACCGATGCAACCGGCGGAAGAGCCGGAACGAGCTTGGGATGACGAGGAAGGCGAATGGGTGACGGCGCCCACCGCGGTGGCAACACCGGACCCCGACCCGTGGGACGATGACCCATTCGCCCGCGGCGCGGTGGCGCCACCCCTGGCGGCGGAGCAGCCGGAACCCGAAGAAGATGAACGACGTTGGGAAGATGAAGAAGGCGAAGCCAATTGGGAGCCAGCCGGGGCAGCCAGCGGCGGCGACCCATGGGACTTCCCGACGGAAACCGCGGCAGCGGAACCCGCGGAAGATGAACGCCGATGGGATGAAGAAGAGGAAGAAGGCGACGAAGAACAAGGCGAAGAAGAAGTAGAAGAAGAACCGGAAAATCCGAAGCCTAAAAAGCGAAGCAAGAAAAGTAAGAAGGGTTTAAGTTCAGAAGATAGAAAGCGCTTGGAAGAGGCGGTGCGATTGGAGCGCCGAGCACTCCGGGCAGGAATCACGCTGGGCGAAGCTTTTGGACCCATACGGCACCGGTGTTTATACTTGAACCCCATGAGACGCCCCATACACGAATCTGTTCTGAGTGGTCGCGGCATCCGAGTTAATCGGGAAGCCGGCACCATTGCCAACGTGAAGATCCTCGGCCTTGTCAGCGAGAATGGCAGGCAGTACCTTCCCGCGGCCATCCAAGCGGCCAAGAAATTGTACGAAGGCGTTCACGTTAACATCGACCACCCGAAAGACAGCCCCGACCAACAACGCAGCGCCTACGACAGATTCGGCAAGCTTACCCGCATTAGGTGGGTGGAGGGCGAAGGCCTTTACGGGGACCTGGTGTACCTCAAAACCCACCCCATGGCGGAACGGATCTGCGAAGCGGCGGAGCGCATGCCAGACGCATTCGGCATGAGTCACAATGCCCAAGGCGAAGGCGAAGAGAATAAGGACGGGGTATTCGTCGTAAGTAAAATCGTGGAGGTGCGGCACGTGGACCTCGTAGCAGATCCGGCAACAACCAAGAGCCTAAGCGAGTCAAAAATGCTTGAAGCTAACGCGGGCCCCTTCGCGAACAATTGGCCCCTCGAACCAGAACCAACAAACGAAACCCAACGCAAGATCAACAACAAGCGCTTTGATCAACGGCACGTTTTTCTCACAAAAAATCAATGGGAGCGCAAGGGCGATACATACGTAAACAAGTGGAATCCCAAGGCGAAGCTAACCGGCAAGGAAGTGATGCTTCTATCCGATGATTCATGGGACGCATTAAAAGGAAAGATTGCATCGGGATATATGGAAGCTAAAAAAGCAATTGAAGAAGCCAGCAGCAAAGACCCCTATTCTGTTTTCAAGGAATGGAGCAGAATTTACACGATTGCGCGCCAAAACGCTGCAAACGCGCACACGATAGAAGGTGAGAGAGCATGGAACAAAGCAATGGACATTATAGCGCGCCATACTGATGTTGCTGAAATTAAGGCGACTAGAAATCCTCCAGAAATGCCAAAGAGCCCCGCAGAAGTTGACGGCGGAAAATATTTAAGAATCAAGCCAACAACTACAGGCATGCCCGAATCCACAGGAGCAACGAAAATGGATACAACGGAAATCGTTTCGCAATTGAAGGACCTGCTTGACCAACTGGCTATGAGCCTTGGCGGCGAGGAAGAAGTTCCTTCCGAAGAAGCCTACGACGGCGAGGAAGAGAAGCCCGCGATGGAAGCAGAAGACGAAGACAAGAAGGCCATGGATGACGAAGCCACCGAAGGCTACGACACCCCAGAAATGGACGAAGAGCCCGAAGAAAAGAAGAAGCCCGCGATGGAAGGACGCCAAACCAAAGCCATTCGCAACGCTCGCAAGCTCTGCGAAGCGGTAGGCTTGAAGCCTTCCCGCGAACTGCTCCAAGACCTTGCAAGCATGCCAAGGGAAACCGCGGCGCGACAAGTACAGCGCCTTGCATTGGCGCAAAAATCCAAGGCCCCCCGAAGCGGCAGCTATATGACGGAAGGACGCACCGGCAGCACTGACAACAGCGGCATTCCAACCGGGCCGGCACTATTCACTTGGCTAGCCAACTAATCACAAACACAAGGGAGTTTCATCATGGCATTTGGTGGATCACGTTTCGTTCAGCCGACTATGACGCGCACCGTGGTATATGCGGCCAAGGGCGGCATTGCTATTGATATTGGCGACATCCTTTACCTTGACACCGGGGACGGATTCGCCAAGCCGTTAAGCTCCAAGGTGGCTTCCGGCACGGTCAACACCGATCAAGTGTTTGTCCACGACAACATTGTTGGCGTGGCCCGAAGCGCCAG